CTTTCAAACCAGTTGTGAGTGAGCAGACGGATCAGGTCGGAACGGATGTCTCAGTTTATCTGAGGCCTTCGCATGCCGTCCTGTATTCGGATGCTCTGCCAAAGGGCCGGGTCTATAGGACTAGAACGTCCTTAACATCACGCTGGTTTTCTGGCGGATTTACGTATTACACTCCTAAGGACTACGGTCTAAGGAGTGACATTACGCGATCCGTCCAGATGTGTAAGAAGGTCTTTGGACTTTCTTTCACACCGGACGTGGTGTGGAACCTGGCTCCTTGGAGCTGGGCCGCAGATTGGTTTACAAACATCGGGGATGTTCTTTCGAATATTTCCGATGCAGCCATCTACGGCCTGGTGTTGAAATACGGTTACATGATGGAGCACACAATGCGCTCCGACAGGTACGTATTTGCGGGTCCGAACGGGTTGAGAAACTCGTCGATCCTGCCCCCCCCTGTCACTTTGGTTAGTGAAACCAAGGTGAGAAGGAAGGCAACACCCTTTGGGTTCGGACTTACCTGGAGCGGTTTTAACCCGTTCCAGTTGTCCATCGCTGCTGCTCTGGGTCTTTCCCGGAGTTAGCAACGGATGCACTGTAGTACCAAACGCCAATGGGAGTCTCACAAGGCTCCTAGGAGGGATGCCCATGTCGTTCACCGATCCGCAGACCATCACAATTCCGCCTGGCTCGGCGATCAGCCTGCCACGCACAAGCGTGGGAGATGACCGTTCCGAGTATCAGTCCGGAGATGGCCTCAACCTGTTGACCGTTTCCCATCAGTACGGGAAGCGAATCCGCAGGATGGTGCGGTTCGATACGTCCAAGATGGCGGCTGACGTGTTCAAGCCGACGGAAAACGTGAAGGTCGGAATGGCGGTTTACACCGTCTTCGACCTTCCGCCCGCCGGCTACACGCCGACCGAGGCACTCAACGTCTGGGTCGGATTCCGAACCCAGCTGAGTGCCACATCGGACGCGCTCATCACGAAGCTTCTCGGGGGAGAGTCCTAAGGGGCTCAATCTCGAGATGATTCTTCGTCGTAAGCTCGAGTTGCACTCCAGCCAACTTCCTCCCCAAGAAGGGGATGAGAAGGATGCCTGGAATCAGCTCGATCACCTTGCGCTAGAGATCCAACGATCTGTTGGGTCTCTGCACAAGGCGCTTACTCCGGAGAGGGACGACCGAGTTCCGAACGCCCTGCTGCTCGTAAGAGTAACGGGGCGTCGACGGACCTGGTCGTTCCGTCTTCGTGATGGGTGACGACGTAGGGCTTGTCTGTTCACCTATCGATCCCGGAATCTATTTTCGGGAGTTAAGGAGTACCGTTGTATACGATACACCCCAACCTCGAGTTGGATTCCGCCACTAAGGTGCTGTTGGTCTCACGGATCGACGACGATAAGTTGTCGGTCGGTGCGGCCTTCGCCGGATTGGGCCTGTCCATTGCGGACGTGGCCCACGACGGCATCTTCGTCGAGCTGTTGTTCGCTAACGCGAGCTTCAGCAAGGCGAAGTTGGTGCACAAGTGGATCCGGTTGTACCTGGATGAGGGCTACGACATGATCGGCTCGTCTGAGCCGGTCGTGCGTGGCTACCTCATCTAAGGACCTCCGTCTGGATCTCTTAAGTGAGAAACAGGCAGGTTCCGAATCGCCGAACTGAGTTCGGCGGTCGGAGGAAGTCAGATAAGGTGGCTAAGACGGCACCGGCCGCAAGGGCGGTTGCTGTTCTTATCACCATTCTGAACTTCTCCTACCTAGTTATCCAAGGAGTTGTCGCAGCTAATCACTGCTAGACTCTTGGGGTGACTTCATCGGGCTAGGGATCGCCAATCTCCCTTAGAAAGGAGGTAGCGTGAAAAGCCTGATGTCCCTCTGGTCCTGTATGGCCAATGAATTGGCCATACGATGCTGCACTAGCGCCACCCGCGACATAAAATATGTCGTGGGGCGAGCCGAACACGAGGGGTTATGGTTTTTAGCCGTAACTCTGGCAGAC